AGGATACAAATAAATGTGCTTGGGAGGCTTCAGAAGGCTCACCGATTAGCGTTTATTTACATGGGAGAGGCCTTACCTAAACAAGCAGATCACCTAAATCGTGACTCACTTGATAATCGCTGGTGTAATCTGGCTGCCAGCTCAGCTAAAGAAAACATGAAGAATAAGAGTATGTTTAGTAATAACACAAGTGGCGTTACTGGTGTTAGTTGGAACAAGACTGCGGGCAAGTGGCAGGCACGAGTAAGGCTTGGTGGAAAACAGAAATACCTAGGCTACTTCACAGACTTAGGTGAAGCAGCCGAGGCCGTTAGAGCTTTCAGAGAGGCTAATGGATTCTCAGAGGGGCATGGTGTAGCTCACGCAATCTATGCCACACCCAATACTCCTCTGTAAACTGACATGTTACCTGCGACAAACAATGATTGTGTTGACTTTATCTGGTTCCGTGGTACACTTTAATTGTGGTCAAACACAACCAATAATTATTTAGGAGAATTTCTATGGAAGATACTAAACGAATCGAAGCATTTAGTCTATACGATTTTGTGCTACAGATTGAAGAAGCTGCTAAGGCTGGCTACAGCTCTACAGACACAAACGAAGGAATGCCTCAGTCTTATGGCCCCGGTTATTATACGGCTGACATGGTGCTCGACAAGGTTACCGAGGTAACTCCAGAGCCAGCTCGACCAACTCTGCCAAAACCTGTTCGTAGTGGCGCGAAATCTCGCAGCAAGCAAGTCTAAGGAGGCATAAACATGCTCAGGCAAGCAATCAAAGAAAACCTAGAAGCTGTTGTAAAGTTTAGAATCCAGAGTCATGGTGGAGAAGAAACTTTGGCTTTTGACTTAGCAAAACAATGTGTTGATGAATCAGACATCGACAAGTGCTTAGGTGTCATGCTTGAGTATGTTTCAAAGGAAGAGCTCGGAGTACTTTTAAAGTTATTCGACACAAACCTGTTTAAAAGGTATACACAAGCTTTAAACGAGAGTATGCGTACCATTGATGGAAAGATCGAGAGTACGCTGCATTTACTAATCGAAGAAGGTGGGAGTTGCTAATCATGGGCAGAAAACGTAATCAGAACCCTAAGTTTCAGGATGAACGTGATAACAAAGCGCAGCCAATTGTTGCTAAGACAAGCGGCCAAAGAATTTATCTAAAAGCATTACAGAACAAAATTCTAATTGTGCCAACAGGTAGTGCAGGTACTGGTAAGACTTTTATCGCAGCCGCTCATGCTGCCAACCGTCTAATTAAAGGTGAAGTAGAGAGTGTTGTGCTGACACGCCCCTACGTGTCTATGGGACGCTCTAGTGGGTTATTTCCCGGCACAGTGTACGAGAAGCTGGAGCCTTACCTAAAGCCTATCCTAAACGTTCTAAAGGCCCGTCTTGGTGACAACGACTATGACAGCCGAGTACGAGCTCAACGCATTGTAATTCAAGCTATGGAAGCTATTCGTGGCATGAGCTTCGAGAACTGTGTGCTAATTATTGATGAGGCACAGAACACTACACCAGAAGAAATGAAGTCAATCGTTACACGTATTGGTGAGAACTGTCAGGTAATCCTTTGTGGTGACCCTGCACAAACAGACATCAAAGGTGAGAATGGCTTAGACTTTATTTGCAACATCATTCGTAAACACTCAATTGACGAAGCACAGGTAATCGAGTTCTATCCAGAGGATGTCGTTCGCTCGGGTATTACACGTAAGTTCGTACAAATTTTTGATAAACCTAGAGGGGAACGATAATATGACTCCAGTTTACTTTGGATCAAACGCCGAAGAAGGTTCGCAGGGCGAAGAACCGCATACTTTCTTTTCAGAAGTATCTTGTAAGGTCTATGAGCACTATATGGATTACGATATAGATGATTTTGTAAAAGCCAGACAGCTTTGTACGTTACTTCGTGCAGCTAACGAAGAAGACACTGTTGTAATTAGGATTAATTCGGGTGGTGGTCGCTTTGATATAGCAGCACAAATAATTAACGCTATAAAAGAGTCTAGTGCAACTGTGATCGGTGTTATTGAGCAGTGCTGTGCAAGTGCCGCCACAATGATTTTCTTATCGTGCGATCAGTGGCAAGTACAACCTCTCGGTGATATGATGATTCATTACGCTTCTTACGGTGTTGGCGGTAAAGGCAACGAGATATCTTCGCGTGTTGATCACAATAACAGAATGCTTCCTACGGTTTTTAACACGATCTATAAAGACTTTCTATCTGTACAAGAGATTGAAAATGTTATTCGTGGACAAGATATCTACTTGACTCCAGATGAGATTACAGCTAGACTAGAGCACGTTGTAGCTAATCTTAAAAGTGAGGAAGAAGATGGAAACGAAGAATTGGAAGAAACAAGTGAGTGTCCACAAATACTTGAGGATAGCAAGGAATCCTAAGTCAGTAAAGATTAAGGGGTTGTACTCTGCAACCCTTTATTCTCCTGAAGCCATTCAAGCCATAGAGGCTTATGAGTTTGATGGTTTCCTCTATATGTTTAGGCATTGTAAAAAACAACTAGGAAATAGGTTGAAAACTTACTTTGTTAGGTATAAGATAGGCGTCTACAAAGCAGATAGAGAATATCCAATCAACGGAGGTAAAGTATGAGCAACGAATTTTATCGGAAGCAGACAGAGAACCAGCACGAGAAGTTTGTTGTGCTTACAGAGGCAGAAGTGCAAACAGAGGCTGCAACACCTTCGCGTTATTACGTTGTCAATGCCTTTGGTGATTACATTTTTGTTAAGGTTCGAGGTAAGGCTGCTGCTCAAAAGATTATCGACGAGTGCTACGGCAAAGGTTTTTACAAGATACGTGCAATGGGCCTAGAGCCTATTACAGGTAAAGATGTGAGCGCAAGACCATGAACATGAACCAGCCTAATTGGGATATGCGGTTTCTACAAATGGCAGCACTTGCAGCTACGTTTAGTAAAGACCCCTCTACAAAGATTGGTGCTGTGTGTGTGGATTCTAAAAACCGTTTAAAAGGTTTAGGATACAATGGATTCAGTCGAAACACAGCAGACGATGAAAGGTTGTACGACAGGCCTACTAAATATAAAATGGTTATCCATGCAGAGCACAACTGTTTAATGAATTGCACAGGTGGTACAGAAGGTGCTACTATGTACGTTACGCTGCCACCCTGTTTGCATTGTTGTGCAATTTTAGATCAGCATGGCATAAGTAGGGTAGTTTTTGCACAACCTTCGCAAGATTTTAACCGGCGTTGGAATATGCAAGAAACTGTTGATTATTTGAAAGAGCTTGGTATTGAAGTAACAACTTATCGGAGGGTAGAATGAAGTCGGAAAAGTATTATAACGATAACATACAAACCTTGGATGTATCTGAATTAAGGACTTTTAACAGATATTTTCTACATCCCAAGGGTAAGAGAGCTTGCAACCAATGCCGTCTAGTTTTTTCAGGTATAGGTGAAAACTTTCACATAAAGAAGCACACAAAGTCTGGTATTTCTTGGAATGTAAAATGTTCAGCTTGCTTTAATGAAAATAATAGAGCTCGTGTAGCTGAGTACAGAAAAACACCAGAGAAGTTCATAAAGAGTAGAGTCTCAGCTTATAGGCACAGAGCAAAAGAGCTAGACGTACCTTTTGACCTTGTGTGGGATAAACTAAGTGAACTGTACGCCAAGCAGGGCGGGTTGTGTTACTACACAGCAGAACCTATATCCTTTGAGTCTATCACAGGTGATGGTGCGCCTCACTTACAGACGCCCTCGCTAGATAGGGTTGAGCCAGAGCTTGGATACGTACTTGGAAATGTTGTGTGGTGCTCTTACGAGTTAAATAGAATGAAAAACGAAATGGGGTATAAAAAGTTTTTACAAACTTGCGAAAATATACTAAGAAATTCTAGAGGAGTCTAAGGTGGAAAAACTATACTGTGGTATAGGCGCGAGAGACACGCCACAAGACATCTTAGAGCTTATGACTAGGGTAAGTAAGGGTCTAGACAGAAAACGGTATGTGCTACGCTCGGGAGGCGCTAAAGGGGCTGACACAGCCTTTGAAGAGGGTGTTGTGTCTACGAGAACAGAAATCTCATTAGCTATGGATGATCTACCAGTATGGACGGATGTGTTTACAGATTTCTTCCATCCAAATCCGAGCGCACTTAAAGATTACGCACGTAAACTTATGAATCGCAATGCAATGCAAATTCTTGGAAGATGTGGTAGTAGACCTGTAGACTTTGTGGTATGCTGGACAAAAGATGGCAAGGCTTCTGGAGGAACAGGACATGCTATTCGTATCGCTAACTATTACAACATACCTGTGTTCAATCTAAAGAATGAAGGTGCGTTACACGAATTAAAGGAGATTGTCAATGGATATCCCTCAGACACTACCAGAGATTATACGAGCTAGACAGGAAATACTTGATCGTGAAAATTTAATTGCAAGTATCCAAGGACACTGTGTTCATCCAAAGAAAACTGTTTATAAACAAACTGGAGCTAATACAGGTAACTATGATCCAGCAGCAGATACCTACTGGACGGATTATCATTGTCGTATTTGTGACAAAATGTGGACGGAGTACCAATGAAACAACAAATAAAAGAATTGGAAGACCTATGTAAGAAGTTTATCAAGGCTTATGGAAAGCAAGAAAAGTATGCAGTAGGTTGCTTCCCAGAAGACCGTGAATATTTAGATAGAAAATACAAGAAAGCTTCTGAGAGGGTTGACCTAGCAGAAAAGAATCTATTAGAAGCGATAGGGAGGATTTATAATGGCTAACGTATTCACAAGTGACTTGCACTTCTTTCATAAGAATATCTGCGAGTTTGGAAAGCGACCTTGGTTGCAAGAGAATAACACGCAAGAGCTTATCGCAATCTGGAATGATAACGTAGGTAAGGGAGACACCTGTTGGCACCTAGGCGACTTCTTCTTTGTAGGTAGCAACGAAAAGTCTATTAACCAGTGTCTGGAAGTTCTTGAGCAGTTGAATGGGTATGTTCGTTGCATCAAAGGTAACCATGATCCACAAAAGCTGACAAATGCTTTGTTAGATCGTGCGGGTGTAAGTTCAGTTGATAAGATGAAAGAAATCAAGCTTAACAAAATGAAAGTTGTTATGTGCCACTACCCTATGGTAGTATGGAATCAATCACACAGAGGTAGCATTCAGCTACACGGTCATTGCCACGGAAGTCTACATAATCATGGTAAGTCAATCGACGTAGGTTTGGATGGAGCTCACGAACGTCTGGGTAAGTGGAGATTTTGGACAGAAAGTGACGTCCTTAACTACGCGAGTAAAAAATTAATCCATGCACCAGATATGCACGAAATCAACGGGAGAGGATGAGTTATGGAAACTAACGTTAAGCACACAATCGACTATAACAGCGGAATTATGAAGAATGTTGTTACAATGTCTTTAGAGCGTTATAAAATCCTAGTAGAAGCCGAGGAAACACTCTCAGCATTGCAAGCAGGTGGTGTAGATAGTTGGGATGGTTATGACGATGCAATGGATTTAATAGAGGAGGAATCATAATGGATAAAACGACTAAGCGAATGGTAAGCCGTTCTTGGAAGCCCTATGTAGACAAAGCCTCAGGTAAGTGGCTAACAGGTTATGCCAGAGG